TTTAGATGAAAAAAATGATGATGAAATTAAAAGAAACGAAGGCAAAAGCTTTTACACTGGTAGAAATGAGGGATACTAAAATTCTTTAAATTCTCCACAAAATTTTGATACATTCTGCCGTGACCTGTACCTTACTAATCAGCGACCGTACCACTCTTGCTTGCATCTCGTAGTCCATTTTGTAAATATCGTCTTTTTCCAGGATCCTACGCATTTCCTCTTTCTTTTCGTTGCGTTTAAGCGCAGGATCGTTTTCCAGCTCATTTTCCAACCTTGAGCGTATTTCTAGGAATTCAGCCGATTTTCCTTGTAGTTGCTCTAGCGTTATGCGATTGTCAATATAAAGGTCGTTTAACCTGCTTATTTTGCCCGTCAGCTCGTTTATTTGCCTTTGGTAAGCCTTTCGGTCTATCTCGTCTTTCTTCGTCTTAAATAGCCCCTCAAAGCTCTCTTTATCGACTTGTAGCTTACTTATTTCTTGCAAGACGTAAGCCTCAAGGTCATCCTTATAGTAAAAGCCTGAGTCACATTTTTTGTTGCCATTGTAGGTAGTGGCTCCGATTGTTTTTCTAGGGTGTCTTTGGTGGCACTCGTATTTTACAAATCTAGTGCCATCTTTCCTCTTTACACCCATTATGATTTTTAAGGGAGCTAGACAGTAGCCACATTGGCCAATACCTGAAAGCATATACTTTGCCTGGAATGGCCGAGGATTGAAATTTTCAAGCGCTGCCCTTTGTCTGATTTTTAGTTCTTCCTGTGTCTTGTCATAGGTTTCTTTTGAGATAATAGGCTCATGATTGCCCTTGTAGATTTCTCCCATAAATTGATTATATCCACAATAGACAGGATTATCTAATATCACTCTGACAGCTCTATAATTCCACGGTATCGGTTTTGGGTATTTCTCATTAAGGTCATCTCTGAGTTTGGTGATAGAGCGCCCTGATAGATAACTTTCAAATATGAATTTGATAGCTAGTGACTGTGCTGGGTTGATGGTCATGGTGCCTGTTTCTTTGTGGTAATCATACCCATAGGAGGTCTTAGCCCACATCATGGATTTTCCAGCTTTAGCACGTCCTAACTTACCAAGTTGCATTCTTTCCTTGATTTGCTCCCTCTCTAGTTGAGCGAACACGGCCAACAGTCCAATCATAGCTTTACCGAATGGAGTAGAAGTGTCAAAGTTTTCTTGAAGACTTAAAAACTCGATGCCATTTTTTATAAAGACTTCCTCGATTAAATAGAGCGTATCTTTCTGACTCCGACTTAGTCGGTCTAATTTATAAACCAGGACTGTGTCAAATTTCTTTTTTTGAGCATCTTTTATCAGTTGTTCGATTGCTGGACGGTTTGTATTGGATCCTGAAAATCCACCATCAGTGTAGACCTTGTAGACACTCCAGTCTTTGATTTTGCAGTAGGCTTCCAGTTTGTCTTTTTGTTCCTCGATTGAGTATCCTTCCTCTGCCTGGGAGGTGGTAGACACTCTGACATATATTGCCACCTTATTCGTTGTTTTCATTGCTTTTATACCCCCTTTTTGATAAAATGGGTATAGTAAAACGGGCCATTTAATGCCTTTTACTATACTGCTACCTCACGCTCAGACTCGCCAAAGTTTTGAGAGCGTGGGGCTTTTTTTGTTAACTCAGACTGGACTAGACTGCGATTTTCCCGTTCGCATCAGGTGTCTTGAATAAAGCTAGGACTCCTTGGAAAAACCCAAGGATTACAGAAATGCCAGTTACAAGCAATATCAGGTAAAAGAACCCCTTTCCATTATAGCCAGCGTAGAAATGGTGAGCACCAAATCCGCCAAAGAATATAGCCAATAATACATACACCCATTTATTTACATAATGTAGGCCTACTGTAGTCGTTTGCGTATGTACCACTTGTGACTGACTTTGAACAGCGTTATTCTCATTCACAATACTAATATTGATTTTATCATCTTCCTTATTGTCTTTTTTCATGACGATAATTTCTTCATCGACTTTGTGAACTTCGACCTCATCTCCTAATTGTGGGACAAAACTCAATTCTGAAGGATTTAGTTTTATATATTCTTCGTTATGTGCGATAGTAACTTCTGTTCCAGTTACTTTAACGATTTTAGCCATTATTTTTTATTCCTTTCTTAATTCCGCTAATTTTTTTTAAACCTTATAAATGTCCACGACTTCGCCGATAATTCGGAAGTCAGTGTCTGGTGTAATTGGCATATCTTTATAGGCTGGATTCAAGCTGTGTAAATAAGCTTGGTCTTGATCAATAACGAGCTGCTTGATATAAGCATCGCCGTTATAGTTGAATACTCCGATAACTCCGTCACTTAAGTCTACGCTTGTCTGAATGAATACTAGGTCACCATCATGATAGTCAGGCTCCATGGAGTCCCCTTTAATCGGAATGACAAAGTCAGCATCGATATCCACTGGCAACTCTATCCGTTCCACTCGTACATCGTTCAAATACTGTCCTGTACCTGCAGAAGCTGGGTGGTCGTAGTAGTCGTAACTGTAGAGCTGAATGACTTCCGATACTTCGTTTTTCTTCGTTTCTTCTTCGTTCCTCTGCTCGTCCAGTTGCCTCTCTGCATAGGTCAGGACCTTGTCTTGTCTCGGTGGTTTTAGTTTATTGTAGATGGTTTGGATTGAGGAAGTGGGAGAGATAGGGTTATTCCATGATTCTTCAACGACAGAGTAAATCACAGGATTAGCAGTAACAAATCTCGGATCTAGAGTAGATTTTGGAACTCCAAAAAAATCTGCAATTTTTTGAACATTCCCTGGAATCGGCAAAGAAGTTCCTTTTACATATCCTGTCAATGTGCTAGGTGGTATCCCTGTCGCTCGAGACAACTCAGCTTGTTTGCAATTTCTATCAGATAAAATTGAGTTAAGATTTGCAGAAAAGACTTTCATATCCTTTTTATCTTGAGGAGTTAATTTTCCTCGTCCTCTTGCCATGTTTTCCCCTCCTATCTATCTTCTTTACTATATGATACCGTTTATTTTCAATTTTGTAAATAAAAAATTCGAAAAAATTACGAAAAAAATCGAAAAATCATTGACTTACGATTTAAATCGTAGTATAATATAATCAAGCTTAAGGAAATAAGAAAAACAAGCAGGAGGGAAACATCATGAACACATTAAACGAGAAAGCCATCAACATCTTTAAAGCAGTGGTTGCAGAAACCTTGCTTCAAAACACATACGAGGAAGGCTTCCTCTATGGTCAGCTTGAATCATTCTGGAACAACTGCCGTCAGTTCGCTTTCGGATGGACAGAGTTGGGAGAAGAGATCGAACGCCAAGAGCGTTACCTTCTTGATGCTGGTTTCACTCAAAACGAAATCGATGACATTCGCTTTGATGCAGCATTCGCAGGAATGCAGGACAAAATGAATGTAGCCTGATCGGTAGCACCAGGGTTCGACTCCCTGGCAGGCTGTTGCTCACAGAGCGAAAATAATAGAGAAAGGAGTAGAGGAATGAAATGATTCACCATTATATAACTCATTATGCAAGTAACGGGAAAGATTACGCTGAAGCATGGATTCAAATAAATATTTTTGGAATGTGCTTTTGTTTATGGAAAAAGCGTACAACCATTGAACGATTGTACGCAAACGAAGATTAGACTTTCTTCCAGCCGTTGCCTTTAGCTGATGTCGGAGGTAGCCGATCACCTTTTCCAATAGTTGCGGTATGACCATTAGTGACTTTTCCACCACGAGGTCCCACCTCTACATAGTGGCCGGGTTTCTGATTGTCTGTTCCAGGTTTTATTGGAGTCTTTGACATAAGATTACTCCTTTCTGTTAAATTTTTGACTAAAACGGTGAGAGGTCCTAGTCAAAGTTATTATAGCAAATTAGGAGAAAATTACCTCAGCCTTGAGACTGATATAGGAGGTTGAATGGAAGATAAAATCATCGAACTTGCTGATTACTTCATCAGCGAAAACTCAACGTACAGAGAAGCTAAAATAGCGTGTGAAAAGCTATTGAAACAAGTTAGCCATGAGATTGAACTCAGGGCGCTGGAAAGTGAGACGAGGGCAAATGACAACTAACAGAACTGTGTCAGTAAAAACATCAGATCACGATGTACTATTGACGGCGAGAAAAAACCACCCTGTTGTATTCGTCGATGGGATGTTTATCGACGGAGTAGAGAGAGTGGAATTTATCAATCACTTTGAAAACAAAGATTGCGAAGTGTTATTAACTTTTAACGATAGGATAGAAAACAATCCGTTTCCATTAGACGAAGTTAGTCTATTAGAAAAGTTATTTGGTCAGGCTTCAAACGGGCAATCCTTACGGGATATTGCCTTGCAAACTCTTGAAGATGGGAATTAGTATCTAAGCCATCAAAAAATGATACATGTATGCTGAAGCTTTCTTTTCCGTCTTTCTTGGCTCTTTCGTACTCTTTGCCAAGGACAATCAGAGAAGCTTCTAATTGATAATCAGTCATAACATCACCTCCTTTCTAGCTTTATTATAGCAGAATTGCGAGGGACAAATAGAAAAATAAGGAGGTAGGAACGTGCCGAAAATGACATTGAGAGCAATAAGAACAAATTATAACTTATCCGCCAAAGAAGTTGCTGATAAACTTAACATTCATCAACAAACATTGTTGAAGTATGAGCATGATAGTTCAAAAATTCCAATGGATCTTTTGGACAAACTTGCTCGACTATACAATGTCGATAAGGATTTTATTTTTTTAGGCAAAAAATACGAATTAAATCATAGTTTAGGAGAAGTATGAATGAACAATATTTTACAGAGATAGACATGGATAATCACGAAAGATACTTTAAAATTCCGTATCGGCTGATAGAAGATGATTATTTTTCAGATTTAGATCCACTGGCTGTTATGGTTTATGGTATTTTGACCGATCGTATTTCATTATCTCGAAAAAACAAGCAACATTTTACTGACAAAGATGGATATTTGTATGTTGTAGCTACTAACGAAGAAATTGGTAAGTGGATAAAAAAAAGCGAGCCAGTTGTAATCAAATTAAAAAGACAACTGATAGAACACGGCTTGCTGAAAGAAAAAAGGCAGGGCGTTAGATTAGCGAATTTACTATATCCTCAGAAAATCAGAACTAAAGAAACTTTAGTTCAAGAACTTAAAAATATTAAGGGGGGAACTAAAGAAACTTTAGTTCAAGAACTTAAAAATATTAAGTCTAACCAACCTGATAATAACCATCCTTATATAACCAACCTGAGTGAACCAGATGGTGCTGGTGATAATACTTTATATAGTATAGAGGACGCACCACCCCAAAATGATTTAGGAATTGTTTACGATTGGATTTTTTCAGAGTTTGGACGATACCCTACACCATTTGAAATTGAGGATTTGAAGTCGTTCTTGCAAGACCATAGCAAAGAGGTTATCAAGTTAGCAATCAAGGAATGCGTAGGGAATGGGAAGCCATACTTTAAGTATCTTGATAGCATCTTGAGAGACTGGAAGCAGAAAGGTCTTACAACGGTTGAGTTGGTCGAGAATAGGCAGAAGCCTAAGCGCTCAAATAGAGGGACAAGACGTCTAACACTAGACGATGACGGCTACAACCCACGATATGGATTTTAGGAGGTGTAAATGAGGTCAGTATCAAGCAAAGAATTGCAGGCACGAGCCTTGCAAATAGAAACACTTTCTAAACAATGCGACAAGCACCCAGGAGTGTATCTCTGGCGCTCGACAAATCCTTGTACAGATGTCACGCAGACCTACTGTCCAGAGTGTACCCAGGAAGAAATTGATCGCCAAGCTGGAGAGTTGCTTGCTGAAGCTGAAGCGCAAATTCGAGACACACGGTCTTATGCATTGTTTTTGAAAGAGAGTATTATTCCAAAGGATTTAGAAAAAGCTACAATCGGGAATTTTGAAATCCACACAGAACAAGACGCTGCAGCAGTCAATTTTGCTAAACGCATCACGGCTGACTATGTGAAAGAACGATACAGAGGGAATACGATTATCAGTGGACCTCCTGGAGTTGGCAAGAGCCACCTTGCTATCGGGATCGCTAAAGCATTAAACGATAGCTTCCAGAAATTCCAAATGAGAAGGTCAGTACTATATATTCCAACGGTTGAATTATTCGACAGGATCCAAGAGGCTTTTACCTATAAAGACTCGAAGTGGGAACAACGAAAGACCGTTAAATTTCTACAAAACGTCGACTTCCTGATTTTGGACGATCTAGGGAAAGAGTCAAGCGTCGGTCAGGAAATTAAACAAGGCAGTAGTTGGATGCAAAAAATCTTGTATCAAATCCTTGAGAATAGGACAAATACAATCATCACTACGAATTACGGAAGCAAACACTTAGAGGGGCTTTATGAAAAGAGCCTTGTCGACAGAATTATGAAAGGAGACATGAAGAGTAATGCCTTTAAATTTAACGCAGACACAAATTCAAGAAGGACAATTGTCTAACGAAGTTGTCGAAGCAAGAAAGCAAATGATTGCTGATTTTGAAAGCAAATATTTCAAATTATCAACCTTGCTTAAGGATAGGCTACTGGTCACAACCGATGAGAAATTCACTCGCAAGCTGGATGAAATGACCTACTACGCCACAAACGGTAGCGTGTATACATTCGCAAAATAAAAAAAGTCCCCTGACGGCAATCGGGGACACAACAAAATATTTCTAAAAGGATTATAACATGAAAAATAAAAAAGAGCAATGGAAACCACAAATCGTGAATATCATGGCTGACGGTTCCGTAATTGATGACTTGACAGGCTATGAAATCCCAGCGGGCCATTCATACTACAACATTATCAAGTCATTTTATGAGGGGGCGTAACCATGAAACTATTTACTAAATTCAAACTCAAACATAAACGCTTGTTTAAGGCAATTTGCCTTGACTGGAGAGAGGTCGCAATCGAGCTTATGGATGACCTGAACGAAGAGCGCAAGCGTGGCTTCATGCGTGATCAAAAAATTTACGACTTGGAACAACGATTGGCCATCTACAAAGAAAAAGAACAATTAAACCAAAAGGGAGCACAACAAGGAGAAAATTAGATGTACATTATATCAATCTATGTCAATAATACTGAAACTGGAAACGAGGATTTCAGTTTGATTGGACGTGATTTCTTACCAACGGGGCACCAAGACTATATTGCAAGAGTTTTTGAAACAAAAGAAGAAGCGATTGATTACTTAAAATCTATATCTTACATAGCATCAGGTGTTCATGGTAACGATTGGGTTTATCAAAATGAAAACCTACCAGAAATTGAGTCACGTTGTCGAATTTGGAAAGTCGGAGAATAAAGAAAAAAAGGAGAACAAAATGATTAACGTACTAAAAGCAATCAAAACAATCAAGAAAATTGAACAACTTCAGAAAGAAATGCACACTTTCAGTTTAGCCTTTCTGGCTCTCCAAGATGTCGGATTGATGCCAGACGATGAAAAGTCGAAAGCTAAAGCTAAAGCGATGCACGATGTCAGTCACATGATCAAGGACGTCTTGGACGGCAAGTCGGTTGATGAAGCCACAGAGAGACTTTCAATCAAGATTGAAGTCAACGAAGATAACGAAGAAGAGGAGCAAGAAGAAGATGACGATACCAGAGATTGAGAATAAGCTCTATCCGTGCGTATCAGTCAACGAACGCAAGCGCCTCAACTGGTACAGAAAGAATGACATCAAGAAGTACCTGAAGGAAATTGCGAAGCTCTGGAGAAAGTATGAGGACCGACTAGATGGACGGATTATTTAACTACGACAGAGACATGATGGAACCACCTGAAGAGCGAGAAGAACTTGACCCAAGCGAGTTTGTATATATTGGTTGTGGTCAATGGCGCTATGTAGGTGATGAAATATGATTGAAGAATTACAAGCAGAAATCAGGCAATGGCGCTCGGATTATATTCATCTTGGCCGAGAGCTCGGAGAAATTATCAACGAGCAACAAGATATTATTTTGAAATTGCAAAACGAAAATCGACGCTTGAAGCGTCAAAATTGGAACTTTAAGAAAACGAAAGGTAGAAAGAAATGAACGAATTAACACAAAAACAAATCACATCGAACGTTGCAACACGAATTGAAGCCATGAAAGGCGAAGGCTTGCTAATCGCACCAAATTATAGCGTAAGTAACGCTCTAAGTTCAGCCTACTACGCTCTTAAAAACTCATCTAGTGGGAACTTGCTAGAGAAATGTACGCCTGATAGTGTCTATAATGCCTTGCTTGACATGGTTGTGCAAGGGTTGAGCCCAGCTAAGACACAATGCTATTTTATCCCTTACGGGAACAAAGCGACGCTTGAACGTTCCTATTTTGGAACCATGAAAGTGGTTAAGCAACTGTCTACAGTCAAAGACATTTATGCCAAAATCATCTATGAAGGTGACGAATTCGAGGCAGAGGTAGTCGATGGGCGCTGGAAGTTTGTCAGCCACAAGTCGAGTTGGAAAAATCAAAACAATCCAATCGAAGGTGCTTATTGTGTGATTGAAAAAACGGACGGAGAAAAAATCCTCACGATCATGACAAAAGAAGAGATAGACGTTTCGTGGTCACAATCCAAAAACAAGAGTGTTCAAAATAAATTTCCTCAAGAAATGGCCAAGCGCACAGTTATCAATCGTGCTGCCAAACAATTCTTTAACACATCAGACGACAATGACTTGTTTATCGATGCCGTCAATCGAACTACTGAAAATGAGTTTGACAACGAGCGCAACGTGAAAGACATCACTCCAAGCGAACCAGTAGAAACGCTGGACGCTATCATGGGTGAGGTGGTAGAACCTGAAGAAGTGCCAGAAGTTCAAGAGCCTGAAAAACCTAAAAAAGCACCTCGCAAGAAAAAGGAGGTCATTGAGCAAGAAGTGACAACCACTGATACAAGCCACCCTGCTGAAGAAACTCCAAACCATGACAAAGAAACGGGCGAAGTTTTAGAGGAGGTCAGCTTGTTTGAAGGCAACACAACCAATATCAAGGAGCAGTAGGCCATGGAAGAACTAACGCAAGAAAATTACTACCAAGACACAAGCTACTTGACCAACTCACGCTTTAAACGGTATCAGCAATGCCAAGCGAAAGCCTTTGCCCTAGATAGTGGCCAATTGGTAGAAGAGAGGGACGAGACACCTCTCCTACTCGGTAACTACGTTCATAGTTACTTTGAAAATCCAGAAGCGCACCAGCAATTCATGGACGAAAATGGCGACAAGCTACTTGCTAAGACAGGAAAGAATAAAGGAAACCTAAAATCCGACTTTGTGATTGGCGACAAGATGATTGAGAGCCTGAAAGATGATGAAGGTTTCAACCGTTTGTATCACGGCTACTCATCGGATGACGTTCAAAAAGAATTGATTGTCTATGGCGAAATCGAAGGCGTACCAGTCAAAGGTAAGTTAGACAGTGTAAATCTGAGCCGTGGCTACTTCGTGGATTTAAAGACTATGAAGTCTATCTACTCGGAAGAATGGAGCGCAGAGCTTAAGAAGAAAGTTCCTGCTGCAGTTAATAATATCCTTAACTTTGGGTATCACGGTCAGCTTGGACTATATCGTGAACTCTTAAAACAAATGACAGGTAAGGATTTTAGGCCTTACATCGTAGCGGTAAGTAAGGAAAACGTGCCAGACCGTGAAATTCTGAAAATCGATGATGAATGGCTTGAGGAAGGACTAGACAAAATCAAGTCTGAAATTGTCGAAGTATGGAACGTAATCCAGGGGAGCCAGAAACCTAAAGAATGTGGCCGTTGTGACTACTGTAGAAGCCATAAGAAACTAGGTACAGTCGTTACACTAAACGACTTGATTGAAAGTGATTGTTAAATTTGAAAAAGTGAGGAAAGAATATGATTAAAACAGTATTTTTATCATCCGACTACCCATCTGACGAGGCGATTGACGATCAAATAAATAGCTGGTTTGAAGAGAATCCAGACATTGAGTTGATTGACATCAAATTTCAATCAAACGTGTCAGCAGTTGCTGATAGTGGTGTAAGTGCTGAATATTGGCATTCGTCAGCATTGATTATTTATAAAGTTCCATCTTAGGAGCAACTCAAAAAACAACAAGCCGTGCATTCTTGTAAAACTGCGAACTAGAAAGCGTCAGTAAGGTTATGTGACCTTGGACGAGCGACTGCCCGTATTTAGCCAATTATCACAAAGGCAGTCGCGTTTTTTTGAAAATAAAAGAATGAAATTTTTAGATTTATTTGCTGGTATCGGTGGATTTCGTTTAGGAATGGAGTCCGCTGGTCATGAATGTATAGGATTTTGTGAAATAGACAAATTCGCAAGAGCCAGTTACAAGGCTATTCATAATACAGAGGGAGAGATTGAACTACATGACATCACAGCAGTATCAGATGAGTCTATTCGAGGATTCGGAAGTGTGGACATTATCTGTGGAGGATTTCCGTGCCAGGCTTTCTCGATTGCAGGAAACAGACGAGGTTTTGAAGATACTCGAGGAACTTTGTTCTTTGAGATCGCTAGGTTCGCATCTATTCTCAGACCTAAATATCTATTCCTTGAGAATGTCAAAGGACTACTTAACCACGAAAACGGAGCTACATTCGAGATCATTATCTCAACCTTGGATGAATTGGGGTACAACGTGGAATGGCAAGTGCTTAACAGCAAGGATTTTGGAGTACCCCAAAACAGAGAACGGGTGTTCATTGTCGGACATCTTAGAGGAGAATGTACCAGAAGAGTTTTTCCTCTCTCAAAAAGTGGCCGGCAAGCTAATTCAATCAAAAAACAGTACAGCAATACCATTACAACCAGATACGGCAACTCACAAGGAGCAGGGGCGTACATTGTTGAAAGTAAATCGCAGAAAGTGAGGTCTATCGGAAACATCCATCCTTCAGGAAATGGGATGAATGGAGAGGTTTATGAATCAACTGGATTGGCTCCCACACTCACAACAAATAAAGGGGAGGGGGTAAAAATTATTCAAAGAGCACACGGTTATAATCAAGGCGGAGAACATGACATCGCACCAACTTTAACTAGCAATAGCTATCACGAAAACAATCATTTATCAGATGGATTTCGAATCCGCAAGCTAACACCTAGAGAATGCTGGAGGTTACAAGGTTTTCCAGATTGGGCTTTTGATAAAGCTCAAGAGGTAAATAGCAATTCTCAATTATACAAGCAAGCAGGGAATAGCGTGACAGTCAATGTTATCGCTGCAATAGCAAAGGAATTGGAATGAGGTGATAACTTGAAATTATTTCTCAACGAAGATTGTATGGATGTCATGAAAAGATATCCTGACAACTATTTTGATTTAGCTATTGTAGATCCACCATATTTTCCTGGCCCAGAAAAAAGAAAATTTTATGGCAGGAAAATCAGTCCAATTGGCGTCACTAGATTGTACGGAGAAACTTCAGAGTGGCAGATTCCAAACAGAGATTATTTTGATGAGTTATTTAGAGTTTCAAAAAATCAAATCATTTGGGGTGTGAACTACTTCAACTATTCTTTTGGTTCTGGCCGCATCGTTTGGGATAAAGTTAATGGCAAGTCAAGTTTCTCGGATTGTGAGTTAGCGTACTCCAGTTTGCATGATAGCACGCGCTTATTTCGCTACATGTGGAATGGTATGATGCAAGGCAAATCAATCTCTGAAGGTCATATACAACAAGGAAATAAGGCCTTGAATGAGGTCAGAATCCATCCGACACAAAAACCGATAAATCTTTATCTTTGGTTGCTTCAAACTTACGCAAAAGACGGAGACAAGATTCTTGATACTCATGTCGGTTCAGCAAGTAGTTTGATCGCTTGTCAAGAATTAGGTTTTGAGTATGTAGGCTGTGAGTTAGACAGAGACATCTTCAACTCAGCAAAACAGAGACTTGAAAATTATAAGTCACAAATAAAATTATTTTAAAGGAGAAAAACAAATGCTTAATAAAATTGATATACCAGGAACAACTATCACACTCGAAATCGTAGATAAGAACATCACGATCACAAACAAAATTGAATATGATATGCAGATGCATTTCAGAAATACGGACGCAGATACTTCTCTCGATACAAGTGGCGACGTATTCGAGCCTCTCTATTGGCTAGATATCAGGGTAACACCGAAAACGCCGACAGAGTATCATACAAGCCTTGGAGTCAAGGCAGAGAAACGGAATTTGGCCGAACTTCAGAAGTTCTTTGAGTTCATTGAAAACAACAAGCGCAATCTCTTTGACCTCTGCGGTATCAAGGGAGAATTGCAATGAAATCTCTGACATTATCGTTAGACATTTCAACTACTGCGACAGGTTGGGCCGTGTTTCACGGCTCTGACCTTGTCCAGAGTGGTGTCTTGAAACATAAAAGCAAGTCATTCTTTGAACGTGGGCGCTTCATGGCTGGAGAATTAAGAACCATTCAATTAAGAGCTTTACAACGCTATGAAGGACCGTTTGAGTCGATCGTGGTTGAGAAGAACTCAGTCATGGGACCAAATCAACAATCTATGATCAGCATCGGAATTGTGACAGGTCTTATACTTGGACGGTTAGTCGCTGACAACGTGTATTTTGTGAACGTGTCGACTTGGCGCAAGTATTGGAAGTTCAGCTATAAAGACCGTAGCAAAAAATCTATGAAGTTACAGGCAGTTGCTAAGGTTTCGGATGAATTTAACCTAAACGTCAAAGACGACGAGGCCGATGCAATCCTGATTGGTTCGTACTTTGTAAACCACGGTCACGAATTCGGAGACCCGGAAAGCCACAAGATAAGTTAAAGGAGCTGGAAGATGAATAAAAAAGAAATGATTGAGAAATACGAGTATTTGAATCATAACTGTTTCAGAAGGGTTGATACGTCTGAATTTTTGAGAGATTTAAAACAACTAGACGAACCCGAAAAAATCACAATCCCGCAGTTTGTGGCGAACTATATCGAACAAACGAAAAATGAAGATTATCATTTGCTTGGTGCGATGACCGAAATCAGAAGCCACAAAAACAAAGAAATTGATGCCTGGTTTTATACAGATGATAATATCGAAGTTTTCGCTCGCGCTTGGCTT